TTAGCCTATGGACTCTTACGCGGTCTTTAGACAAGTTACGACATTGGATTCACCTATGTTATAGCCAGAAAACTTTTATCGCAAGTTACTGACGTAATTCGGCATTGGATTCACCTATGCTATGACCAACAATTATATATACATAATTTATTTTGTTTTTGTTTTTATAATAAACAAGACATTGTTGGAAATCTTGGGATTTTTGGGCTTTTCACTGCCGCATATGACCTCATGCTCACATAAGACCACTCACAATTTAAATTCCTTTTCCGATTTTTCTTCCGAGTTCTAATGCTCCGGCTATTTTTCTTCCATAGTCTCCATTAATAACTTCGGGTAACATATTTCTTACACTTTTCAAAAATGTAGTCAATGCTCCGCTATCTAATGTAGGTGCTTCTGGAGGAGACCAAGATCCGAAAGGCAATGTAGGTACATATTCAACATGACAAACTACTTCAATTCTAAAACTATCTGTCGCAGAAAGTCCATTAAATAATATCCACATTTAATTTCTATAGTAAGCTTCTTAACTTTAATCATCAACAGCTATAGAACTATTTCCTTATATAAAACAATCATCATTCGGATCTAAAGGCAACCATATCAAATCAGTTCCGGTAGAGGGTATCATTCCTGATGCTATTTCATAACTGGTTGGGTATTAACGTAAAGCTTAAGGACTAGGTATAGGTATTAAAGTTCCATTAAAAGATTAAGACTTACCAGGCAATACTCCACAAGTAATTGTACCTGATTTGTTAACTTATTATCCTGTTGCAAAAATCCTAATACCTGTTGCTAATGTTCTAGCAGATGTCCATCTTTTTGAACTATCTGTAAATGATATTGTAGATTAATCTACTGGTGCATTATTTACAGATCCTCCACCAGCTAATGGATGAACGTATACTTGGTTCGGGAATGTGACTGTCGCTGGGGCAAATGTATAATTAGTTGTCACTCCTGGATTAACATCTTTATTAACGTTGAACCAAGCAAAACCATTGGTAGCTTATTAGAGAGAGAAAGCATGCGGTAAAACACAACAAATAGCATTACCTACTCCTGGAGTAAAGTCATACTCTAATCTATAGGTCAATAATGATGTCGGTTAGAAAAATTTGGAAGGTCCTCTGACTGCTTCACTGTTAAATGGTGAAACTACCATTCTTTCATATTTCTTATATTCAGAAATATTAGAGAATTAATCTTTATAATTTTTTCTTATTTCACCATCAGTCATCATCATTTTCCTATTCTTATCTAAAATATTTTTAACTTTCTTTCTCTCTTTCTTATCTTATTCGGTCACTTATTTTAAATTTTAAACACTTTATGCTAGTTTCTTTACTTGTTAAGATAGGTTAGCATTATCCTTTTTAACAAGAGTCTAATTTACAGTAGACTTCTTACTCTTTCCACCTTGGTATGGGTTTTGATTTTTATTGTTAGGAACACATAAGTTTTTACGTCATCGATTGTCAATCTAAAACAACATAACAGGTACAGAATCCTACTAAGGTTATTCTATATTTATTATGCTGACCACCCCTGCCACCTCAACTACAATCGGTGATTCATTTGTTCCTCGCAATTAGAATGTTCTAAACATATCATGAGCCTATGACATTTTCTAAAAAGTATCATATTTATCTTGGTGTTAATTAGGTTCTATAACATCCGGCTTATATGTTTTATCCAACATATATTAGTTCATCTCAGTAAAATCATTATTAGCCAATCCGACTAAAATACTTTCGAGCTAATCATCAACACCTTCCATATCTCCTATCCTAGTTGACACATAACGGAAGATATCATCATCTTAAGGAGTTGAATACTAAGAGAACTAAAGTTGTTTATATTTTCTGCCCACATAAGTTTCATTTTATTCTAAATATTCCATTCCCAACGAATCAGAACATTTTGGATGATATTACAAAAATTCTTTAATAAATTAAAGGCCTGGTCCACTCAAAAATATAGAATTGGTACAAGATTACTTTAACATATCTAATCTTACCTCGAAGTCTTATAATTTCTAAAAAGGATATTTAGAATCTGTAAATTATTAAGAAATCATAATTCTAGGTAAATTACGAAATAATCTTATTCCAACCTCCGGAAAATAACAACCGTTTAAACTGAGGAAGGTAAATACTTCATTTGAAAATACTAATCCCTTCGTTACTTATCCAAGACCGTGAACCATAAGACTTTTATCTGTAGTATAAACACGATAAAAGTTTCTTTCAAATTTTTCCTTATTTCTATTTTCTGTAATGGACAAAACATCATCTCCACAAACAAATAAGGAATAGTCTTTAATATTAGATAAATAATAAGAATATTTCAAATAAAATATAACCCTCAAGGTGTTTCCAAAGGTAGTTCTAGTCGGATGACCAGAAAAAACTGTACCAGTAATCTTTGCTTTTAAAACCTTCTTTTTATTATCGAATCCTATAATATATGCGTCAGGGCTGAAAACCATGTTACGGATTCTGTCTCTTTGAGCCTCGGTTAACCAAGATTCTCTATCGAAGATCTTATCTATTACCTACGTAATTAGATAATTATCAATAGAATCTATAAGAGTTTTATGTTATCTAGAATCGTGAGCATCTCCATCATTACTAATAAATAAAGGTTCTTAATATTTTAAATACTCACTTGTAATAGCAGCCTCTTTTTATTGTAGATCCATATCTCCAATAAAATGATTACAAACCCTCTTCAAATTTTTCTTACAATTATATGCAACCCATCCTCCATAAACTTTTAAATATCCAGAAGGGTTAAATATATTACGTGATCTCTTTGAAGTTGGTTCTGATCCTGAAGAGATATGATATTCTCCACTCTTAGTGAAGACTTCATAAGTAATATCTCTTCTCATAGTTTTTTCATCGACTGCTTCATGCTTAAATTTTTCTAGATAGTTGGCATACATTTTATGTTTCTATGCATCAACTTCTCTTATATGTTCCATATATTCCTCGAGAGAATATGTTTAGAAGTTTTCTATGAAATCAAAAACAAAATCAGATTCTTAAAAATACCGTCGGAAAGATTGGAGGTAATTATAATCACATTAAGTTCTTCCACCTCCCTATCTACCAATCAAACCAGCAAACAAATTCATAACACATCTATCGTACGCCCAAAGATTAGTATCAACATTGGTATTTAACAATTTTCTCTTTGAGTATGAGGATCCGCAGGAACAATATTTGTTATAAAAATTATAAAAATCTGAAATAGAGTCGAATTGTCTTTCTTTACCTTCGTAATCGAAAAACTTCAACTCTGGTATCGATACATAAGATCTTCCCTTATAATCATAATATTTAAGATCTTTTTAATGTATTGATATATGTTCTTCTCCTCTGAGTTAGAACCTTCTCATGACTGCTCTATCAAGTGCTTTCATAATAAAATTATAAAATTTATTATAAACTGAAGATTATTTGAGCCAGTCAGCGTATTATACTAAGTACTTATAATACGACTTGTACATAAAGAAGACGAAAACAGCAGCTATAAAGCTAACTAAAACAACGAAGAATGTATTAACAGCTTCTTTATGTTGGGTAGGTTTAATCAATTAAGTTGGTAAATAAGCTGGTATCAAATATTATCTACCCAATTAAGTAACATTTGATAATTCGGAAGCCATATGGAATTCATGTAAACATTCTCCATAAGGGTCGTTATAATCTTTGGCTTCCTTCGTAACTGTAACAAAATCTGTGGAAGTGCACATTATCATTTAAAATTTAGTATCTTGGTCCTTTTAATTAGCAAATTTAGTTGAAATACATTTTTATTAACTATATTATAAAAAACTTCTTCTAACAAAAAAGGCTCCATGATACTAACCATCAAAATTTTAATATTCCAATTCTGAAGTAAAATCTTCCACACATAAAATTTAAACATTATATCCTATATCAATACTATATCTTTTATAGGATAGATCAGAGTCGAAATTTGACCTCTAAAATACTGGCATGTAATAAACAAATCCCTTCTACACAATACGAGCTCTCAATCCTTTTTAAAACCAGTTTAAAGGAATCTAATATCCAAAGAATCTCAATATTGCATAAATTAACAAATCTTTTTATTTAGCAAACCATGCTTAAATTTTATCAAAGATATTCTCAAATTAAGGTACATCTGAGATTATCTCTACGGTTCCATTACCTTTGAACAATGACATCTTAGGCATCATATTCAAAATATTGATTCCTATAGCTCCACTTTTCGGTAAGTTTTCAATCCACTTACCTTAGTCATCGTCATCCTTTGCAGCTTTAAACTTCAAATTAGGCAAAGGGCTATTAAATGGTAGAAAATCCTTAGGGATGACAATTTCAGTTTAAGCTCTACCATTTCTATCGCAAACAATATCATCAATCATATCTTAAGATAGGGAAGTGTAAGACAACAATTTCTTGTAGAAGTAATTGTATAAAACGGAATCATAATTATATATACACATTCTAGCTCCTACATAAATCGCTATAAATTTATCCCCTACCCTTTACAACATAGACAATAACACGGTAGCAATATTAATAATTAATCTAGACATCCAAGACCAATCTATGGATATTCTAGAATCTCCAGATGCTCTTTCTTCTTTAGGTTATTTCTTTGGAGCTTCTGGTTTAGGTTTAGGTTCAGCTTATCTGAGAGGAACAGGTTCTTCCTCTTCTGGGATTAGGTCAGGTAATTCATCATATGCACGATTCTAAAGTCCCCAAATGACGAGCTTCCAGAAAGTTACAAAGTTTCTACGGTCAGTATCAATATCAAATTCGAATACTTTAAACCTTTCTGGAACTACCTTAGGGGCTTCAGTTTTTATAACCTCATAAACAACCTCAACAGGTTTGTCTATGAAATCTGCATATTCAGAAGGAATTTCAGCTTCGATTTTTGGTTCGATCTTCTCTTCTTTAGCTATCTCTTCTCTTCTTTCCTAAACAACCTCTTCTGCATCAATTTTTACAGGTTGTTCAGTCTTTTAAAAAGATTTAACATAAGCGTGAGCTAAAATTCCTCCTTCCCTCATTGAATACACAAAATAAAAATTGAATTTTGGATCTAATTCATCCTAATCCTTGTTAACAATTTAGAAAGCGACTGGAAGTTAAACATCTAACTCAGGTTTACCGTTACCACGAACTACAATTTAAGGTACTTCAGGTAAATCCTTATAGAAAGTTTTAAAAACTCTCAAACACTCATCTCTGGTCATTGCTTCAATTTCGACCCTTGTCATAAAATTGGTTAACATAGCTGTAACAAAACAAATACCATTTTCCGGTTTTCCTTTCATTGCTGCAGAATAAATATATGATACATTTCCAGAAAAAGATGTAAACTTGGAACGAACAAATTTTTGGGGATTAAGAGCATCCAAAAATGTAAGCTTACCTCTATTTCTTTCATCTACCACAACATCTGATCCTGTTTTAACTTAAGGAACACTTTATTTGGTATTCTTCTTCCCACCTTTTCCTTTGAAAGCAGGTGGCTTGCTCTAAGAAGATTTACCCTTCTTTGCAGAAGTATCTTCCTTCTTAGATTCAACTTTATCTGTTTCAACTACTTTAGTGCTAGTTGAAGCAGCAGGTTAAGTCTACTTAACGGCCTTTTAGGTATAGACTTTCACCATTTCCTTCTTCCCACGGATTGGGACATATAATACAGATCGTCGGAGTAACAAAAATTATAAAATAAAAACAAATATCAATGCTAAATGGACAGATTGTATTATAGAAAAAACTCCTAAAGAAGGCTTAATTGGAGTTTCATACTTTTAAGCAGATGGAGCTGCGGAAACTGTTGATAATAAACAAAATATAAGCAAAGCTCGTGCTAAAAAATTAAATGTTCCCCCTCTATATCTTGGGAAGGATATTTAACAATCAGGATTTCTAAATACTGGCTTCCTGTAGCCAAATTAACTAATACAGTCATTTTTAAATGACTCAACTATGAGACCTTATGGGAAAGTTCCTTTTCTAAATACACCATAAGCTTTTCCGGCTGCTCTACAGTGTATACATGCCTCCCTTGCGTTTCCAGTACAGGTAATATAATCTTTAAGTTCTGAAAATTAATATGTATTACCTAATACAATCTCTCTGGAAGGTTTTCTAACAGGAACGTAATCTTAAACTGGATTACGAATCGGTCTCACGTCCCTCTACGGTTTCTTAGAAATCTTTTTCTTAATTCTAAGGGACGCAAATGATTATGGATCATTTAAGTTGCCGTTTTCGGCGTTAGGATTTTAGTTTTAAGGGTTAGAAAAAATATTATTCTTTGCCGGCGTTTAAATTTAAACCTGCTAGTCCGCCTAAGACTGTACACTGATCCGTTAAGCCCAATGTCACGCACAGGTCTAGCCAAGGAAGTTCCCCTGGCGGGAACGCGCTTTTACTACAACATCTTAGATCCGAACATATAACATATGACGGAGCTCAAGGGTTAAAACTAACTCAGAGGGACGATTTCACGTATAGTTAAACATCTAAGTCCGGCCAAGGTTGCTTAGAAGCCAACATAATAGTATACCGAGGATAACCTATCGACTACTAAATAAGTCTACTATGTTGAATACCCACACATTAATGTAATGAATATACCGCTAATTTCGTCGTTCTGTTTCGTTGCCGGGTTGACAAGTACTTGCATTAGCTTATGCCTATCACTTTTTCTTAAGACATACATGATACGGTGATATACCATGGAAGGTCGTCTACACCACCTCAGATTTTACTCTTCTGCAGTATAGCCGATGGTTAAAGAACCACACACACTAGGACCCTATATAGATCTTTCCCCAAATCTCTATATAGAAAATAAGCCGCCAACACTTAACAAATGTAAGCTCA